TACCTGGTTCTCGCGTATCTCCCAAAACGGTCATGACTCAGCTCAAAGCAATCTGATCGAGCCTTTAACGGCTGGCGTTGGTTCTGACCTTCCACGGCTGGTTACGCCCATATATGGGTACGAGAGTTATGGGCCTCTCATCAGCGAGTTTGCGCGTGTGCATTTGGGTCGAGAGTTGTTTCCGTGGCAGTTGGGGTTTCTCACCGGTGCTTTCGAGCATGACGATGAAGGAATGTTTACGCACAGCAGCTCTATGGGGTTTTGTGCGCGTCAGCAGGGCAAGACGTTTATGTTGTCGGCGGTGGTGGGATGGTGCCTTCTTGAGTTGCCCAAGATTTGGGGTCGCAAGGTCAAGGTGGTTTCCACGGCTCACGAGTTGTCGCTTGCCACGGAAGTGTTTGAGGATCTCCGCGACATGTTTGAGCTGTGGGAGGAGTCGGGGCTGTGCAAAGTGACGTGGGCGTATGGCCGTCACAAGGTTCGCATGGTGGACGGGTCTGAGTATTTGGTGAAGGCTGCAACGGCAAAGAAGCACGGCATCTCAGGCGTGGACATTCTGATTGTTGACGAGTTGTGGGCCATCACGGAGGCGGCTTATTTCGGGGCGTTGAAGCCTGCACAGATTGCGGTCAAGTCGGGTTTGTCGTTGTTGGTGTCAACGGCTGGTGATGAGTCGAGCACGGTCATGAAGAAACTGAGGGAGCAGGCCATCGGGCAAATTGACAAGGGTGAGCCGGGTGAGTTGTACATGGCTGAGTGGTCGGTGCCTGAGTCGGTCTCCCCAGATGACGAGCGTTATTGGGGCTACGCAAACCCGAGCATGCCTCGCACGGTCACGCTCAAGTCGCTTCGAGCTGCACACTCCAGCCCTGACCGATCACAGTGGCTTCGCGCTCACTGCAACATGTGGGTGAGTGCTGCATCTTCGTGGATTCCGCCGGGGCAGTGGGCAAAACGGTTTACAGAAAACTCCGAGTGGGATGGCACGACTTCGGTGCTGGCGGTTGACTCCGCGGTTGACGACTCAAAATATGTCGGGGTTTGGTGTCGCAAAAATACAGACGGCGACATTGTTGCCTCCGTTGAGTTTCAGACCGAGTCGATTGCTGAAATGTGGGAACAGATCACATCGTCGTTAGAGCGTGAACCTAAAACGCAGCTGGCAATTACGCCTTCTCTGTTTATTCACACGCCCGAGAAGTTTCAGCGCAGGACGGTGCAGTGGGGCTACGGCGAAATAAACAAATACACGTCCACCGTTAAGGGTCTCATCAACGAGGACAGGGTGAAGCACACGGGCGAGATCCTTCTTGCGGAACATGTAAACAGAGCCGTATTAATCCGCGGTCAGGGTGGCGCACTATCAATTTCGTCCCAGCGATCACCCGGGCCCATTGAGGCGTGCCGTTGTCTCATCGTTGCAGCTGCAATGGTGTCGAGACCCGGGCAGGGAAATAAACCGACAATGGGTTCGTCAAGATAGTTGCATTTGCAACAACCTTGTGTAAGACTCCGAGTGGATGGGTATTTTCTCACGCAAAGTTGAAACAGCCGCTTTTGCATCTGCACCTGTGCAGGCTGCTGCTGGCGCGTCCTATGTTGGCAACTTCATCGCCTATCAAACTGGGTCGGCTGAAGTCCGCGCCTTGAGCATCCCGACAGTTTCACGTTCACGGGATCTCCTCGCTGGCATCATCGGCTCGGTAGGTCTTAAGCATTACTCAAAGCAGTGGAACGGCGAAGACTATGACGAGGTGTACCTGCCTCTTGAGCCTTGGATGGAACAACCAGATCCAAAAGTCTCGCGCACGTTCTTCTTTGTAAACATCTTCAGTGACATGTTCTTCTACGGTGTGGCGTACGCCTATGTGCAGACCCGTTACTCCACCGGGTTGCCTGCTTCGTTTACATGGCTTCCAGCTGCAAATGTGTCCAGCACTCAGCAAAGCGGAATCCCACAGTTCTACGGCCCATCTGATGAGCTTGAGTTCAACGGACAAAAGCTTGATGTCAACAACGTCATCCAGTTCATTAGCCCTATCGAGGGAATCTTGAAGACTGGCGCTCAAGCAATTAACACCAACATCTATTTAAACCAGAGTGCAGACCGCTTTGCCTCGCTCGAAACTGTCCCGGGCTACCTGCAACAAATTGATGGCGAAGACATGTCCGGTGATGATCTTGGAAACCTTGCATCAGCATGGGCTCAAGCCCGTAAACAAAACGCTATTGGTGCTTTGTCGCGTCAGGTGCAGTTCAAAGAGTTCAATCATTCTCCGCAGGAAGTCATTTCCGATCAGCGCAAGTACCAGTCGCTTGAGATGGCTCGCCTTTGCAACGTCCCTGCGTACCTCGTGAGCGCACCCACTGAGGGTGCCTCAATGACTTATCAGAACGCACAACAAGCCCGTCAGGATCTCTACTTGTTTGGCGCTCGTATCTACATGGACGCTATTGAGCAAACCCTTTCCAGCGCACAAGTTCTGCCTCGCAACCGCTTTGTCGAATTTGATATCGAAGATGACTATTCAGAGAGTTCCCCAACTGGGATGCCCAACAATGAAACGGATGATGAGTTGTGAAGATTGAGTTTGTAGCCGTGCCCGTCACGCTTGACGCTGCCGCAGGAGAGGACAGCCCCCGAACAATTACGGGAGTGGCCGTTCCTTGGGACACGCCTGCGGTGGTGTCGAGTGGCGAGAAAATTTCCTTCCGCAAGGGTGCGTTTGATGTAAACGCAAAAGCACCAAAACTTCTTGAGGGTCACGACATGACGCAGCTGCGCGGTGTCGTCACCGAACTTGTTGAAGCCGAAGAAGGTCTGCTGTTTACAGCAAAGTTCGCTAACACTCGCGCAAGCGATGAGGCCATTGAATTAGTGAAGGCTGGCGCTTACGACTCCGTAAGTGTTGGCGCAATTCCCACTAAATACAAGTTTGACAAGAACGGCGTGATGGTCGTTTCTAAAGCCAACCTTGTTGAGATCTCGTTGGTCGCACAACCTGCATTTGCAGACGCGGTCATCACAGAAATCGCTGCTTCCCAGCCTGACGAAGAGTCAGAAGAAGAAGTTGTCGAACCCCAACCCCTAGACATTCCTGAGGAGGAAACCATGTCTGACGTAACCCCAACGGTTGAGGCTTCGGCTGAAATCGTTCCTACCGCACCGCTTTTCGCGGCTGCAAAGCGCGTGGCAAAGTTGCCAACCGCTGCCGAATACATCGCCGCTGCAATGGCTGGTGGCGATCAGTGGCTTGAAATGTCAGAAGCACTTCGCGCAGCTGCACCTGACGTCACCACAACTGACACACCTGGCATCCTTCCGTTGCCAATCGTTCAGCCTGTTTACAACAACTTCATTGGCTTCCGTCCAGTGGTTGACGCAATCGGTGCGAAGGCAATGCCCGGATCTGGCAAAGTCTTTATCCGTCCCGAAGTCACAACCCACGTTTCCATGGCTGCACAGTCTGGTGAAAACGCAGCGCTTCAGTCAGGCACCTATGTGGTGACCGACAACCAAGTCACCAAGGGCACCTACGGTGGATACGTGAATTTGTCCCTTCAGGATGAATCGTGGTCAGATCCCGCTGTTGTTCAGCTCATTCTCGATGACATGGCTCGCATCTATGCGAACACCACCGACAATGTTGCTGCAGACAACTTGCTTTCAGGTCAGACACAGACTCGTGTTCTTACAGATCCAGCGAGCCCTTCCGAGTGGGTCACAGACATCTTCGCAGCTGCGCAGACAATTCTGACCAACTCAAACGGCAACCTGCCAACACACTTGTTCCTTGCTCCAAACATGTGGGCATCGCTCGGTTTGTTGACAGACACCACTGGTCGTCCGTTGTTCCCACAAGTTGGCCCAATGAACGCCTTCGGAACAATTCAGGCAAACTCAGCTGACGCAGTTGCGTTCGGTCTTCGCATTGTCGTTGACCGCAACTTTGCAGCAGACACCGTCATCGTTGGCGATCCAACAGGCTTCGAGATCTTCGAACAGCAACGTGGAGCGCTCACATTGGAGTCACCATCAACTTTGTCGCGAGTTCTCTCGTTCCATGGCTATTTTGCCACGTTGATGATTGACCCAACGAAGTTCGTGTCACTCACATAATCACTGGTAGTTAGGAAAGGGTCTGTATGTCTGTAAACACAATCATCTACGCCGCGCGTGTTGATAACTTCGCAGCCGTACAGACCCTGACCCTTTCCGAAGTGGAACCCGGTGACAGCATCGTTGTCGCAGGCGTAACCGACACAACCTTTAACGGCACCGTCACGGTCTTCTCCATTGAGCAGTACGAACTTGTCCGCGTGGACGAGTACGGCATCTTGGAGTTTGATTACAACAACCCAAAGCCCAACCAGATCATCTATGCCGATACGGGCGACAATGTTGTGTATGACACCGCCACTGGCACAGTCACCTACACCGTTAGCCCGGCATGGACTACCTCAGCGCTTGTGCTGGCGTGGTTGGGCATTGACGTGGCAACCGCAAACGACACGGCCTTCGTGGCTAAGTGTGTAAGCGCTGCTAACGCTTGGTGCTTCCGTAAACGCCGTGAGGCTGGTTACACCGACTCTGCGTCCACTGTCCCCAGTGCCGATGTCGAACTAGGAACCACCATGTATGCAGCAACGCTTTACCGTGAACGCGGAACTAGCGGTGACGCATACGGCGCTTTTGACGGGATGGGCAACCTCGCTCAACCTGTCACCCTTCACCGCATTATGCAGCTGCTTGGCTGTGGCAGGGCGCAAGTCGCGTGAGTTCATCAGGCATCTTGTACGAGGCTGTCACTGCGTGTAAAACAGCGCTCACAGCACTCAGCCTTGTGCCTATCACAGACCCTCGCAACGCTCGACCATTGTCGGTTCTAATTGAACTTCCAACCGTTGACTCGTTTACATACAACGTGGGCAACATCACTCTTCGACTTCGTGTGCTGGCACCGCCTCCGGGCAATCAAGACGCAGGCGATTACCTGATGCAAATTGCAGATCAAATAATGAACTCACCAATCGCGGTCACGGATCTTCGTCCGGGCCTCGTAACCGTTGGGGGGCAAGACCTGCCTTCCTACGACCTCACCGTTGCCGTAGCCGTACGGCGCAACTAACCAAAAGGAGCCCTCATGGCTACAACAACATTCCTAAGCAATGCCACGATTAACATCACGCAGGGCGCAACCACCACTGACCTTTCAGACCAAGCAAACGCCGTTTCCGTCATGGTCGGCGTTGACTCGCTTGAGTCCACCGCTTTCGGCGACACTGGACACCGCTTCACAGCTGGTCTTCAGAACGTCGAAGTCTCGATGACTTTGTTCCTCAGCTATGGCGCTTCAGAAGTTGAAGCAATCCTCAACTCTTGCGTGGGCACAGGTTCAACCGTGTTGACCATTTCCCCATCAGGAACCACTGAATCAGCTTCTAACCCTGAGTACATCATCACCAACTGCATGCTCAGCGATTTCACCCCAATCAACTCAACCGTGGGCGAACTTGCCACCGTTGAGGTCACCTTCACAGGTGGCACATGGGTTCGTGACGTAACCGCACCGTAAACCCGTAAACCTTCAGGAGAAACAAAATGAAGATCACACTCGCAGTCGAGCAGACTGACGGCCTCACATATCAGGTCACCACCAATCTGTTCTCCATCGTGGCACTAGAGAGAAAGTTCAAGATTCGCGCTTCAGAACTTTCCTCCGGTGTCGCAATGGAACACCTCGCCTTCCTAGCCTTCGAAGGCGCAAAGCAAAGCGGCATCACCGTCCCAGCAGTCTTTGATGATTACATCAAGCGCCTTGTGTCGGTTGACGTTGTAGGTGAGGACGCTGCAAACCCTACGGACGAGGCAGTTACCTCCGAAC